TTCTTTACCTGCCTCAATACGCTCACGGACTAACGCTTTCAGAGTCATGGGTTCTACCTTCATCTTTTGTGTTGGTTGGAACCCTTGACCCTTCGCAAGTTCAGCATAATCAGCTGCCTTGTTATCTTCGTTGCGACCAAAGGATACGGATATCTCGTTTTTGATTATATCCCCTAGCCCATTATTACGAAGCCAGTTAAACGCCGCTTCTTTATTTGCCTCCGTTATGGTAGCTCGATACGTCGTTGAAACTTTTAAATGTGATCCATCATGCAGTTTTAATTCTGCAAGTCCCATTTCACTCATCATAGTAGGTATTATATCACCAGAAACTTTTTGTATTTCTGATTTTAAACCTTTAATATTATTTTCTTGATCATCAAGTTGTTTTTGTAAAGACTCTAATTTCTCTACTTGATCTGCAAGAGACTGAATACCCTCCGTCTTTTTCATTGCATCTTGTTGATCTTTTTCAAAATCAATCGCCATCTATTTCTCCTTTCTCATATAAGTTAATTTCAATGGGATAATATGTTCTTTCTTGTTTATCCCATTTAAGCAAATTGTATTTACCATTTGTAATATCAGACACAATAGAACATGCAACACCTATAATTGCTGGATCTCCAGTTAATAGTAAATAATCTTCTTTTTTAAAATTTTTAAGAAGATTTCTTAATTTATAAATTAATGGTCCTGGAGAAAATATTATTTGAGAATCTTCAGGCAACAAAAATTTAAATTGACCAAACTTAGATGCACCCATAATATTTATCTTTGGGTTTCCAAATTTAGTACCAGCTATCTCCTGTATTACATACACTATTCTTTCTGACATGCATTGACATATAGTTTAATAAAATATATATGTCAACCCATACAGGAGAAAAAATGAATTATAAATTTAAAACTAAACCTTACGCACATCAAATAACTGCGTTAGAAAAATCTTGGAATAAAGAGACCTATGCTTATTTCATGGAAATGGGTACCGGTAAAACTAAAGTATTAATAGATAATCTTGCTATGTTATATGACAAAGGCAAGGTAGATGGTGCCTTAATTATCGCTCCAAAAGGTGTCGTAAAAACTTGGTATGAACAAGAACTACCAACACATTTACCAAACCACATTGAGAACACAAAAGTTTTATGGCAATCTAATATAACAAAAACACAAAGAGAAAAATTAGAGTCTTTATTTGAATTAGGTCAAGATTTACATATTTTAATTATGAACGTAGAGTCTTTGTCTACAGACAAAGGTGTTAAATTTGCATCTAAATTTTTAAACTCACATAAAGTATTAATGGCTATTGATGAGTCCACCACGATTAAAAATCAAGCTGCAAAGAGAACTAAAAATATAATCGACCTAGGAAAATTTGCAAAATATAGGAGAATAATGACAGGCTCACCTATTACTAAAAACCCATTAGATCTTTTTAGTCAATGCGAGTTCCTTGATCCGTGGTTATTGAATTTTGACTCATTCTATGCTTTTCGAAACCGATACGCAAAGATGAAGACCATGCATTTACATGGTAGATCAATACAAATAGTAGATGTCTTTCAAAATTTAGGAGAGTTATCTGATAAGGTAAAAGGTTTTTCATATAGAGTATTGAAAGAAGATTGTTTGGATCTGCCTCCTAAAAATTTTATTAAAAGGCATGTGGCTCTAACACCTGACCAAAAAAGAATTTATGAACAAATGAAAAAAGAAGCTATGGCTATTCTTAATGGTAAGGTCACAACCACTATGACTGTGCTTACACAATTAATGCGTTTACATCAAATAACTTGTGGACATTTTACAGCTGATGACGGATCTACTCAAGCAGTTGAAAGTAATAGGCTTAATGAACTTATGTCTATTTTAGAGGAAATAGATGGTAAAGCTATTATTTGGGCTAATTATCAATTAAGTGTTGGTGAGATTGTGCAAAGAATTATTAAAGAATATGGTAAAGATTCTTATGTACACTATTATGGTTTAACCTCACAAGAAGACAGACAAGATAACATTCGTAAATTTCAAAATAATCCTAAATGTAGGTTTTTGATAGGTACTCCACAAACAGGCGGTTATGGTATTACACTTACACAAGCTAATACTGTAATTTACTATTCTAATGGTTATGATTTAGAAAAAAGATTACAATCTGAAGACAGAGCACATAGAATAGGTCAAAAGAAAACTGTAACTTACATAGACTTAATCGCTGAAGATACTGTCGATGAAAAGATTGTAAAAGCTTTACGAGATAAAATTAACATTGCATCCGAGGTTATGGGTGAAGAACTAAAGGAGTGGATATGATTACACCGTTTCATATTGCAGCAGCAACACCAATAAAACTTTTATTTCCAAAACATTTTAGTTTATTATGGTTTTCAATTGTAAATGTATTAATAGATATTGAGGTAGTTTATTATTTTTTAACAACTGGTTATCCAAGCCATAAATTCTTTCACAGTATTTTAGGTGTATCTATCATAGGATTTAGTTGTTTTTTTCTATCTGTTTTATTTAAACAAAAAAAATTACCAAGTTTTTTAGGATGTATTATCGGAGCATACTCTCATCATGCGATAGATTATTTTTGGTACAACTGGGGGTTGTATGGCATGTATTAAAAAACCGTTGGTATTCCTTGTGTATAACTTGAAATCTTTTCAAATCTTTTCTTGCTATCCTATATTATCCGTGATATTATCTTTTTATATAAATTAATACGAAAGGTATAATATGAATAAACTATATTACATAAAGTGTGATGACTTTATTTGTGATGTCACAGATAGATATGATCACGCACAACAATTAATAAAAGAATATCAGAAAGATGATGGAGTTAGTAAATATAAACTCCAATATTCTGCAGGTAGTTCTGAGATTGTTGTTACGTGGTTTAATAAAGATAGAATGAAACAATTTCTAAATTTAACAAAGGAGGTAGCCTAATGACTAAAGATTATCAAAGACAAAAAGTATATAATTGGGAGAAAAAAGTTTGGAAAGAACATGGCCATAAAGGTTGGGATCATGAAAATCAAATGTCTCCCAAAGAAGCAGATAAATATGCTACTGAACTTTGGAACAAATATAAAAATAAACTTTGTTTTAATTTTTTTCCAAGACATACTTACTGTAGCCAAGTGAAAACTAAAAATGTTAGAGGACGTCGTAAACCATGTATGCACGATGGTTTTTGGTATAATGGTAAAGAAAAATATACAAAAAATGGTGCACAGTCATTTTATAAAATGATGCATTTACCTGAAGGTAGCAGAACTAAGGTTATAATAATTCATGAAATAAGTCATGCTTTAGCACCTAGGACAGCACATCATAACTCAGAGTTTGTGAGTATATATGTTTATCTGATGGCTAAAGAATTAAACTTTAGTTTAGATTACATGGTTAAAACTCTTAATGAAGATAATATAGATTTTAACTTTAACTTTACTAAAAAGTTAGGAAGACGAATGAAGGCGATCCAAAAGGATCGTCTTCAAACTAAATCTTTAGCCTTACCTATTACAGGTCGATATTTAGTTTTACCTTCTGCTCTAAAGGCGTGAAGAAATTGTTTTCTACCACCTTCAGGTACATAGCTACAGTGGATCCATCCACTGTTAGGCTCACCTGGGGTGTAGAACTCTAATATTAATTGATCAAATTCTAGGTTCTTATAAATCCAATCAGCTAATTCAGCATTATCAACACCAATGCATTCGAAATCGGCCGCCTCGGCCTTGGCGTGCTGTGAATTTACAGAACTACCGATGGCTAAACACAGCTCACTGCTACGAAATCCGCTAGTCACCTTGACCCTGCCATAGTGATCACGAACGGGTTGAAGAATATTTTCACATAAATCTTTTAGTTTTTCTATCTGCTCTGCATTAGGATTATTATTAATACCTTTACGGATAGCTGTGTCTGATTTAATTAATTCTGATAAAGTAAAGTTACGTGATAAATTCATGTTAGTTTGTCTAAAAATTTTTCTAGCAACAGAAGTGATACTGCCCCTACAGTACCCAATAACACCCAATAGATCTTATCTATCTTACCGCCCAAATCGTGAATACCTTCGTGCATGTGTTTAACATCCTTTCTTAATCCTGTGATATATCCGTATATAGAAAGCAAATGCTCTCTAGTGTTTTTAGGTTTTATTTTATCTCCGTTTGGCATTATGTTCTCGCTGCTATGACTTGTTCAGATGGGTCTAGTAGAGCTCTTTCTGTAGCACTTAAATTTTGCATTATACCTTCACCTTTTGGTTGGGCTTGAGCAAATAAATTAGGATTTATATCAACCGTGTTTAAAGGTGGTACATTAGGCGATTGTGGTATCATAGATAAATCTATTGTTGGTTCTTTTGTTTCTCTATTGAATAGACCTTTTAAATTTTCGACCTCATCTTTTTGTTTTTCCGTCTCTACGACTGATGAACTAGGAGGTATGGGGGTTCCATCATCAGGAAGAGTAAAAATACTACCACCTAATTTTGCAAGAATGACTGCTGCTTGCTTACTACCTGTTTTTAATTTTCTTAATGCAAGAAGATCTTTCAATGAGTTTGGATCTAATAAAGCTCTAGCTATTACTCTATTTGAAGCGGCTGTAAAGATTCTTCTACCCGCTGTAAATAATCTACCTGCTAATGTAAACTGACCTAGTCTTGCTCTAATTATATCTGTAAAAGCACTACCAACAACACCTTGTTGTGCAGCGGGTGCTTTTCTACTAGCTATTTGTAATGCTTTATTTAAAGTTTCCAAGTCTTTTACATAATCTTTTCCAAATATTTCTGTTAAAGCAGACTTATAACCTCGCTCTCCCCCACCACCATTTAAATATTTATTAAATGCGTCAGCATCTAAAACTTTATCTAAACCGGGTTTATCCGATCTTGTAAAAACTCTTTCATTCAAATCTGTTATAACATCTCTCTGAAATTTTTTATATATTTCAGGATTTTTAATAAGGATTTTTTTTAAAGTTTTTATTTCACCAATGCTACCAGGTTTATATATTTTATTAAAAATTTCTTGAGGAGATGCATTTAGTAACTTTCCTTCAAAAGATCTATTTAATTCTTTTTGTACATTTGTAAAAAGTTTATTTGTTTTTTCTATATTAGCTTGTAAACCACCTATTCTTTTTATTTGATCAAATTCAGCTCTATTAAAAAATACTTTTAAACTATCCTCATAATCCCTCATAAAAGCATTATGTTTTACTAAATTAGGTTTACCTTTATCAAAAACTCTAAATTTATAAAAATCAAATATAGAGTTTTTATAAGCGTTTAAAGCATCTGGTGATCTACTTATTACATCATAAACTTGGTTAGCCACCTTTTGACCATCTATACCTTTTTTAAAAGTCTGTTTAAATATAGCTTCATCACCTATTTTTAAAACATTCCCTATTTCTCTACGTGTTATTTTGGATATTATATCGTTGTTTAATAACTCTTTACCACTTATAACGATATCATTAAATCTTTGTAATTCATTTAAATATTCAGAACCTGCATCTTTTTTAACTTGTTTTGTAAAAGCATTTTTTAAAAGTTTTAAAGCACCTACATCTATATCCTCTCCAGCAGCCAAACCTTTTTCTGATTTTCTAATTTTTGCCCCTAAGGTTTGTAGTGTTTGTCTAACATTTTCTAAAGGTAATGTTGCATTAGGGTTTTCTAAAATTTCTAAAAATTCTTTTTTAAATAAACCTTCCGCTTCAGCTACGTTTAAAAAATCTTTTTTTTGTTGATTACTAAGTTTATTTATAGCATCTGCTATTTCTTTTGTATTAACTGACTTTAATGTTGTTACTCCGTCTAATGCTTTAAACGCCTCATCCGTATCTTTTTTATAAGTATCACTTAATTCTTTTATAATATTTCTAAACTCAACCCCAGTTACTTTAGAATCACCTTCTGGTAATTTAAATATAGATTTAGTTAATAAATCATCTGAGGCTTCTTGTTTTTTTATTAAATTTTTAATAACGTCATTATTTCTTGCATCTAATACTTTTCTTATATCTAATCCCGTATCGTAATTAGAGCCTGCAGCATTGCCAAATTTGTCTTTGAGTAATTTAAAATAAGAGTTTAAAGCAGCCATTTTTTTAGTAGAAGCCTCACCGAATTCATTTGTAAAACCTAATCTTCTAACATCTTCAAAAGACTTTTGTATGGATAATAAATCTTTATCATCAGCCGCCTCTGCTAAAGTATATTTTAATCTTTCTGCTATTTTAGCATCCTCTAATTTTTGATTTATTTGATCTTGTATTTCTTTTGCTTCTTTAGCCCTTGCAGATTTTGAAACTTCAATTCCTTCATCGATATTTCCAAAAAGTCTACCTTTTAATATATTGTTAGCTCCTTTAATTAATTTAGCAGCACCAACACCAAGAGTTCCTGCTGCAGCAGTTATTCCAAATGTTTTAAATGCCTCATTAAATATTTCTTCATCTGTCATATTTAAATTAGCACCATAGCTTTGACCCCATTTAAGTCGCATATATTCCCCTACACCTGCGGCTACCGAACCTGCAGCTATTCCAGCAGGTATATTACCACCAGAATAAACTGTTCCAACAACAGTAAAAGCTAAATCAGGGAGTATAACTAAAGCATCACCACCTAAGTCAGCAATATCTCCTACATCTAAACCTGGTTTATCAACCAAAGCATATTTTTTTGTTATAGGGTTTAAGTATTCTAATTCTCCCGTATCTGGTCCAACTCTTACATCTACCTCTTGTTTAAATGCTTTTGATAAGACATCTTTTACTGCAAGAGCTTTTTGTTCTTGATTATAACCGAGTGATGCAGCAAATCTCGCTTTACTACTTGCTGGATCATTTATTGATACTCCTCCTTGTTTAGCTAAGTCAGCAGTTGTTGGTTTAAATGAAACATAATCTAATTCTGTTTTTCCTTGAAAAGCATCATCAGGACCTACAATAATACTATCTGCTTCTTCAAATTTTTCTTTTGCTATATTTGGAAAAAACTTTTGGTAAAATGTTGTTTCGTCTATTTCTTTGTAATTATCATTGTAAACTTTTTCTGCTAATTCAACACTAGGAACATTTGCAGTATCTGGATTATTTTTTTTATACTCTCTTACATCTGGAATAGAGTCTACTACTTTTTTATTTAGTAGTTTTTTAATTGTATCAATCTCTTGTTTAGATGGAGTATCTCCCTCTAATTGTATTATACCTAAACCTTTTACATCAATTTTAGCCATTACATGTTAACTTCTACTTCTTTACCATTTATTATTTGAAACACTTTTCCATCTCTTAAAATATATTCTGGAGCACCTTGTTGAATTTTTTCATTTTCTTTATTTCTCTCATCTATAAGATTAAATCCTTCAAAATTTAATTCTTCACCATCTGTCAATTGTTTATAAGCAAAAGCTGCATTTTTATTTCTTATATTAATTGCATCAGCCAAAATAGCGGCAGTTTTTTGAGGATTAGCTCCAATTCCTATTTCTTCCATTTTTAAAGCAATGTCTCTGTCAGTAAATCTTCCACCAGGTTCATCAACTCTAGCCATTAAATAAGCTAGGTTAATAGCGTTTGATCTGATTTTACCGTACTGAACTGCGTCTGCAAATACACCATCACCAAGATTTTTTCTTAAATAATCGTCAATAGCACCAGTTCCTTCATCTTTATATCCCCCTGTTCTAAATCCAGTTGCATCAGCAAGTTGAGATAACTGAGAACCAACACTATCTAAAGCGTTAATAAAACCTCCAACAGTGCTTACTTTTGCACCTTGTAAATTTTGTAATAAAGTAGTCGCAACATTATTCATGGCAAAAGTTGCATTCTTTAATTCCATAGCTTTACTCAGTTTATTTTTATCTTTAGGCACAGGTCCCTCCGTGATGGAATCTATGGTTCCATCATCTTTAAATTTTATTTGTAAACCCGCTCCTTTAATAGTAGCTGCTATCACATAATCATTAAATTCTTTAGTGCCTGGTACTAAATCCATAGCTAATGCATTTCTTATCGCAGCAGTGGTTTCTGGTTTTTGTAATAATAATTTTCTCTCAAATTCTATGTTTCCAAGTTTTAAATCTCTTTCAAATTTTAATTGTGCCGCCTCTATTGCTTTTTGGTTTTGTCTTTCTTCAGCTTCTTGTTTAAGTCTTTGATTTATGTCCATCTTAGTTGCAGCAAGATTTAATTCTCTATCGAAAGCTTTTTCTGCACCTATTTGTTTAAACAATGTATCTGTTGGAGATTTTGCAGCTTCTGCTGCAGTAGATATTATATTTCCTCTTGGAGTTGCTGATGCTAAATTTAATCCAAAGTTAATTAAAAATTGTGAAAGATCTGGTTTAGTATCTCTATCTGCAAAAGCTTTCAAAAGCTGTTCACCAGCTGACATGCTTGGTTTGTCTGTAGTTATAGATGGAGCGTTAGTTTCTTGTTTTCTAACACCTAACGGTGGAAAATAATCTGTTGGATATTGTAAAAGAGGATTATTAGTGCCCTCACTAAATTGTTTTCTAGGTTTATCTAAACCACTAGTAATACCAGTTCCTGTAGAACCACCCATTCTAAACATTGGTCTTTTTAAAGTTCTATTCATTATCTACCTCAAAGCTTTATATATACCAAATCCTGTAGCTGCTGCTCCTAATGCAGATTGTAATGGTGTTGGATTAGGTACATTAGATACGCTTGTACCTGTACCTCTCATACCACCCATGATCCCTGTTACGATATCAGCAAATCTATCTACTTGTTCTTGTGGTTGGAATGCAGCTTGTCTTGCAGCCTCTCTATTAGCATCTAATCTAGCTTGTGCTAGTGCTTGATTTAATGATCCAAGGCCACCTAATGTTGAAACATCTGCTCTTTGTAATTGTGGTAAAGCTTGTGCAAATGTTAACTGATCTGCCGCCGCTTGTTGTCTTCTACCTACTGCATCTCTAAATGCATCAGATAATAATCCTGCTTGTAATCTACCTCTTGCTTCAGCTGTTCGTGCTCCTTGTTCTGCTAATTGAACACCCTCTCGTCCACCACCAAAGGCACCAGCCCTTACTGCTTGATCTCTAATCTGTTGTCTATTAATTGCTGCTTGTCTATCAAACTCAGATAAACTTGTATCAATAACTTGTTGTTGATACGGAGACATAAATTGTTGAACTGAACCAGGGCCTGTTCCTGCACCTGCTCCAGATAGTTGTTGTGCTTGTGTTAAGAATGGTTGAAAAGAACCTAAACCCGCTACAGCTCTTTGTTGCGCTTGTTGTTGTAATGGATCTAAACCTGCAACTTGTGGTGCAAGTCCTGCTAGTGCTTGTTGTCTTTGTTCAAAACCTAATGCAGCTCTTTGTTGAGCTTGAAATAAACCTTGTCTTTGTTTAAACTGATCAGCTGTCTCAAACGCTTGTTGCGTTGGTTGAGCCATTGTTCCAAGTCCAGCTAAACCTGTTGTTACGACTGGTACTGTTGTTTGTGCCAATACCTGTTTCGATAGATCTTTACCTATATCTTCTACAAAGGGTGCTGGTCTCGATATCGTAGTTTCTGTTGCCACTACATTACTCCTTCTAATCTTTGTGCTGTTTGAAACATTTCTTTAGCGCCATCTAAGCCTTGCGTTTCTTCGGATACTTTACCTCCGGCTTCGAGGTTTTTCATGGTATTATACATAACTTCTGCACCTTTGTCCACATCGCCATCTCCTGCATTTCTGACCGCATCAGCTGTAAATACAAACTCATTTTTAGATAATCTAGCTGGAACATCATCTGCTTTTTCCATACGTCCTATAGGCACAAACCCACCTTCTGCTCTAAAGTCCATCTCCTTACCATCTAGATCTAATAGAGGCATAGTTTTTTTAGCCACTGGCTCTGCTTTTCCACCTTTTGCAGCATTGAAAGTTCCTAAACGATATCTTGGTTGAAGACTAGCTATAAAATTTTTAAGACCTTCTTCTTCATAGTATTTATCAATATCAAAATTATCTTCCTCTGTTTGTTTACTAGCTACTAAACCAGCCAAACCAGATAAGGCAGCTATCTTACCACCTGATAAATTTTCTAAACTAAAAGCACCTGTACTATCTTTTAATAAACTTTTTTTAAGAATATCTCCAAGACTAAAACTAGCCTCTTTACCTCCTAATATACCAGTAAAGCTAGTTCCAGGTATTCCAAAACCAATAGCCCCTAATATAGCTGCTTTACCAAATGGTGACTTAACAACTTTTTTAACAGCCCTAGTTGCACTCTTTAAACCTTTACCAATTGCTTTTGCTACACCACCTATGAACATCATTTGTCTAGCTGATTCAAGATCCATGATCCCTGTTCCCACAGGTGCGTCCTCGACCATACCACCACGGTTCATGAATCTAAATGCTGGTGTAAAAATAGGATCTGGTGTTGTTGGTGCGTTGCCACCTATAAAACAATATGCAGGTGGATTAGGTCCTTTACATGGGTCTGTTACTTGTGAGGGTCCATCGTCGTCTCTTGGTGTAAAAAGAGCATCAACGGTATCTCCTGTGACTGGATCAACACCACCTTTACCCATTGTTAAATTAAAATAATTATCTATGTCACTTTGTTTTACACCACCTGGTGTATCTAAAATTTTATCTAAAGTTTGTATTCTATTCAAACCTGATAGTACATTAGAAAAATTTTCTTCTCCTTGAATTTTACCTAAAATACCAGGTAGGTCTATTCTAGTTGTTGGGTCTTCAGTGCTAAACAATGCTCCAGTTGATAATTTATTACCTTTAGCCATTCCTTTTGATAAGGCTAATTCTTGTGCTTTTAAAAAATTAGGGTCACTACGTATTATACTAGGAGGAGCACCTGCATCTACGATTGATCTAAAAGTTGATAAATCAAATTCATCTTCATCTTCACTATATGCGTCCAACAATTTTTGCATTTGCGCTGAACTTAAACCGTAAGCAGCAGCGATACCTTCAAATTTTTTATTTCTTAAATTACGTAAATACTCTTGATTTTTCTTTCTTTTCTTTTCGTTAAATGTTTCAATAAAACCTTTCTTTTTTGGTGTTTCAAAAGTACCCTCTTCTATTTGTTTACTTATTTCTTGTTGTTTTTGAAAACCTTTTTTTTCTGCTTGACTATGTCCTGCAAAAGGGTCTGAACCGGGTCCACTATCAGGCCTGTCATTACCTAATCTTTGATCTGATTTAGCTTGATCCTCTGTCTTACCTGCATGACCCGTGTGTCCGAATTGAGCCTGTGATCTACCTGGTGACATACCAGATTCTTTTTTATCAGATTTTCCACTTTGATATTCCCCTGGACCACGATAACCTTGTCTTACACCACCAAATCCTGGTTGCACTAACATACCCCCATCTTCTAACATTTGTCTTACTTGTTGTGCTCTAGTTATTGCCATCGTACCATCTTATTATATTTTTGAGTCTCCTCCAAGTGGTAAAGACTCTACAGTTAATTTTACACTTCTAGAGATATCCTCTCTTTTAGTGTCCGTGTCTGGGTTATTTACATCATTATCTGCCTCTGCATCCGACATGTATTCTTGACCCGTTTTTAAATTTTTTAAAGTAACCTCACATTCTGGTGTAAGAACCACAGTAGGCTTACCGTTAATTTCTTTTATTTCTTTTTTAGCTTCTGTTTCTATGAATGGCATTAGTCTCTATTTATCTCCAATATAGATGCAATTACGTGTAATTCATTTGCATCGGCTGCTTGTGCCTTTAATACCTCATTTTCTTCTAAAATTAAAGGGTGAGTTAACAGCTCAGTTGTTGCTTTTGAAGCTATAGCTTTATCTTTAAATAAATTAAATATTGCAGAAGCAGCGTTCGTTATGGTGAAAGTTATTGTAGTGCCTGACCCAGCGTCCTCTGATACTAATATACTTTTTATTATAGCTCTAGAACTTGCTGGTGTAGTATAAACTACAGTATTATCTGTAGTAGTTAAATCCACTAATTCATTTTTATATATATTAGCCACTTACAAACCAAGAGAATCTCTCTTGCTCCTGTTTTAATTCATCTAAAAAAGTTGAGTTTAATTGATCTTTCATAATAGTCAAAGCTCTATTTATTTGCTTTTGGTTGGAAAAATCATAATCTTGTTTCGGTTCTGGTATTCTAATATTTATCTTTGCCATTATCTTCTACCGTCCGGTTGTATATCTAATCTTAATGTACCAAATCTCCAAGACTCATTAGATGCATCATTTTCTATTTTAACATTTACAAATCTACCTCTAGCTCTAGTGTCTTTTTTATCTGTTGATGATGTAACAGTAAAAGGACTTAAAGTGGTTGTAGAATCAGATTGTTGTGGATATCTTTTTACAGCTAAACTTATTTTAGCATTACCTTGTAAGTTTTTAAAATCAGGCACAAATCTTCTCATGGCTAAAAATATTTCACCTGCTATTTTTGGTCCAGATGTCCTACCTCTAGCGTCTCTTTGTTTTTGTTCTAAATCTATGTCAAAAGATTTTATAAATGAAGTTACTGTGGTTGTTGAACCATCCTCATTAACTTGATCAGTACCAACTTCATGTTCAAAATATTTTGTTTGCCCCAAACCATCTTGACCTATAACAACAGGAAAAGTCCCATCAGCAGTGCTACTATATTTTGTAGCATATGGTGTTGGATATATAGTTGCATCCATCCAACTAGTTCTTGCCTCTGTACCTGTGTACCAAACACCACCCGGAACACCAGTGGACTCTCCATAATTAAATACAACATATTTATCATTC